GATTGTTCAATTGCTGATTCATCACATGGACACAGGCCGTTTGGAGCGTGAAATCACTTTGCGTAACGCTGAACAAGCAAAATATGCTCAAGCTGCCGCAACTGATATTGACCAAGGCCAAAACCCCTTGATGCAACAATGATTCTGTGGTAGATTAACCACAAGCCTTACCCGTGGGTTTCACGGGGTAAATTCGGAGTGACAACGTAATGTCTGAAAAAGAAGCAAGTCAAGTTTTGACAAGCGACAACGCAGCGGAATTTTATGCAAACAGATTAGGTTTAGCTGAATCACCAGCCGAATCAGTGGCCGAGGAATCCTCGGAGCCTGAAGCGGTAGTTGAACAGAGTGAACCTGAAGAAGCAGAAGCCGAAGCAAAACAAGAGGGTGAGCGTAAGCAAAATCCTAAACTTGAGCGCCGTTTTTCTGAGATTACCAAGCAACGTGAAGAAGCGCGTAAAGAAGCGCAACAAGAACGTGAAGCAAGGCAAGCTCTGGAAGCGCGTTTGGCAGCTTTAGAAAATAAAGGTCAGCCCCAAAAAGCTAACCCTGTTGACGAAAAGCCGCAACCAAGCCAGTTCAGTGATGCGTTTGAATACGCCGAAGCACTCGCAGAGTACACGGCAGACCAACGCATTGCGAACATGAAGCGTGAAGAAGCAGAGGCAAAACAAGCCGAAGAACGCCAGAAGGTTATTAGCCAATGGACTTCTAAGGTGGAAGCAGCCAAAGCATCTTTGCCTGATTTTGATGACATTGTTGCATCGAGTGATGTGGTCGTAAATGACGACATTCGTGATGCTATTCTGGAGAGTGACGTAGGCCCACAAATCCTGTATCACCTAGCTGAAAACGATGAAATCGCTAAGAAAATCGCTGGTTTGTCGCCAAAGGCAGCGTTGCGAGAGATTGGGAAGTTGGAAGCTCGTTTCGAGGCAAAGCCCGAAGCTGAGAAGCCAGCCCCTATTGTTAGAAGTAAAGCACCAGCACCGATTCAACCGATTCGCGGGGGTAAGAACACACCTGATGTGCCAATAGGGTCCGATGGGGTCTTTTTTGGAACAGCAGCGCAGTGGAAAGAACTCCGTAGAGCGGGAAAAATTCGGTAAACCTAATCTTTTTGAAAGAAACAAATGGCAAATAATCTCTTAACCATTAGCAAAATCACCAACGAAGCGTTGATGGTTTTGGAAAACGAACTGACATTTTCGAGCGAAGTTGACCGCAACTATGATGACCAATTTGCCGTTACTGGCGCAAAAATTGGCGCAACAGTTAACGTTCGCAAACCAGCTCGTTTCATCGGTACAACAGGTCCAGCTTTGAACGTTGAAGACTTCAACGAAACTAGCATCCCTGTTACTTTGTCCACTCAGTTCCACGTTGACACACAGTTCACTACACAAGACTTGGCTTTGTCCTTGGATATGTTTAGCGACCGCGTGTTGAAGCCTGCTATTTCCGCAATCGCCAACAAGGTTGACCGTGACGGTTTGGCTATGGCTACCCTGCAAACTGCCAACATCGTTGGTACTGCTGGTACACCTCCAACTGGTCTGATTACTTATCTGACTGCTGGCGCTTACCTTGACAGCGAAGGCGCACCACGCGATGGTCGCCGTTCATGTATCGTTGAACCCTTCACATCTGCAACTATCGTTGACAGCTTGAAAGGTTTGTTTGCTCCTAACCAAAAGATTAGCGAGCAATACGAAAAAGGCATGATGGGTACTGACAGCGCTGGTATGAAGTGGAAAATGGACCAAAACGTGGTTTCTCAAGTGTTTGGCGCTAACAGCACCACCACCGTGACCGCTTCTGTGAACACCACAACTGGCACTGGTTTCTTGACTTCTGGTTGGGCTTCTACCTCAACTATCAGCTTGACAGCCGCCAACTCAGGTACTTTGAACCTCAACGCTGGTGACGTATTCACTATCGCTGGTGTGTACGCTGTGAACCCACAAAACCGCGCTGCTTACGGCTCTAACAAGCTCCGTAACTTTGTGGTGAAAACTACTGCTGCAATCGCTTCTGGCGCTTCTGGCAACGTGGTGGTGTCTCCTGCTGTTATCACTGCTGGTCAATTCCAGAACGTGAGCATCCCAACAACATCGTCTGCTGCCGCTGTGACCCAGTTCAACAGCACAGGTATTGTGTCTCCACAAAACATCATCATGCATCGTTCAGCTTTTGCCTTGGCAGTGGCTGACCTCGAGTTGCCAGAAGGTGTGCATTTTGCTGGTCGTGCAAGCGACAAAGAGATGGGCCTGTCAATCCGTGTTGTCCGCCAGTACACAATTAACAACGATAGTATTCCTACTCGTTTGGATGTGTTGTACGGTTGGGCGCCTCTGTACCCTGAATTGGCTTGCCGCGTTGCAGCTTAATTCTGATGGGGGCGTAAAAACCCCCGTTTTTTAAACATTTTTAAGGAATTTCATCATGGCTAATCCAGGACCAGCAACCACCATCACCCAAGAATCGTTTGCCCCAATGACAAACGTTGTTAAGGGTGGCGTTTTCTCGTTGTCTTTGACTCCCGCAATCGTTGCAACTATCACCACCGCAGCCCAAAACTTTGCCAACACTGGCATCGGCTTGGTTGTTGGTGACATGGTTTCTGTGTCGTTCAACGGCGCTCAAACTGCTGGCGTTGGCGTTCTTGACGCTTATGTGTCTGCCGCTGACCAGTTGACCATTCGCTTTGTGAACCCAACCGCAGCGGGTGTTACCCCTGCCGCTGGCACTTACTTGGTGTCTGTGCAGCGCCCAAGCACCACAACTGGCTCGACAGCAACTTCACCATTGCTGTCTTGGTAATTTGTGTGAAATAAGAACGGGCCACTCTCAAAAGGGGTGGCCTTTTCTTTTTCTAATAGTACAATCAATTCATTCTTTAAAAGGAATTCAAAAATGTCTTCTACGACCATCACCCGTGGTAATTCCCACGAAACCTTTTACGTTCAAGCCAGCCTGACACCTGTTTCTGTTGCCGCTAACACAACTGCTGCTCAAACATTCTCTATGCCTGGCTTGCAGACCACAGACATTGTTCAAGTTATCGGCTTGAATGGCTCTCAAATTGCTGGAATCATCATTGCTGAAGCTGACTGTTTGACAGCTAACGTATTGACAATCCAATTTGGCAACGTGACTGCTTCTGGTGTCGTTCCTACTGCTGGTGTTTACACCATTCAAGTGGTGCGCCTTGAAGGTCCAGCTCCTGCTACTGCTGTCTAATCATGGCTGTTTCATCCGTACTCCGAACCGCTGGCAAAACTTACGCTTTGTCAGTTACAAGCAGCGCCCATGCTGCTGTTCTGATTAGCGGGAACACAAACGACCAGACCAACTACGCTTCTTTAATCAACACTGGCACTTCTGCCATTGCTGTGCGATTTGGCAACGTTGACCCTGGCGCGGCTGTGTTGCCCGTTGATGGCACACCTGGCGATTACGTCTTGCCTGCTGGCATGACACGCCCTGTGATTCTTGCCGTTCCACCAGCACCTTTCTATGTGACTGCTATTAGCGCATCTGCTACTGGCATCATTTACGTTACGCCTGCTGGCGACCAGTCTTAATGTTTACCATGCCGAATCTAGGTTCGGCTGGTAATTCTGACTTATTAAGGTAAAAAGATGACTAACGCCATAGCAAAGACAGTAACAACGAACATCGTTCCTGTTCAAGCTATTTTTGACGTTGATGGCGTTTGCATTGGCTTGGTTGGTCCAGGCGGGGAATTCTTTTCCCCTCCTTTAAGCTCTGACACGATTAGCAACGCAACCATTACAAGCAGCACTATCAATAGCTCTGTCATTGGGGGAACTACGCCTGCGGCTGGTACTTTTTCGCAGATGAACACCAGCAACGCTCAAATTACGGGCGGCTCGATTAGCGGTGTTTCGATCACAATTACAGCGTTAAATGGTACGCCAATTGGTAATATTGCACCTTCAACTGGTGCATTTACCACGTTGAATTCGACTGATTTGACCGTTACGAACGTAATTAACGGGTCAATTAGTGGAAATGCTGCTACTGCGACAAATGCAACAAACGCAACAAACGCGACCAATGCGACTAACGCAACCAATGCAGTAAACGCAACAAACGCAACAACTGCAACCAATATTGCTGGCGGTAACACTGGTTCTTTGCCTTATCAAGCATCAACTGGTTCAACTTCATTGTTGGCGGCTGGCTCAAATGGCCAAGTATTGACCTTAGCATCTGGCTTGCCAGCTTGGGCTACGCCAACGACAGGAACTGTCACCAGCATTGCCACAAGCGGCTCAGTCAGTGGCATTACTTTGACGGGTGGAACAATCACCACTAGCGGGACAATCACGCTTGGCGGAACTTTGGATTTGTCTAGTCCACCTGTTATTGGCGGCACAACTCCAAACACAATAACTGGCTCAACAATCAACGCCAACACCAAATTTGTTAGCCCGGATTACTATGCACAGTCTATTCTTGGCGGTAACTTACGCACATACACTGGAACATCTTTATTAAATTGGGATGGCGGTGGAAGTGGCAACGTAAACATCAATGGTGGATTAAACGCCAATCCATCAAACAAAAACGTCAGCCTTGCGCCAACTGGAACAGGCACAGTAACAATAAATCCTGCGACTGCTAGTTCAATGGACAACATGGCTATTGGCGGCACAACGCCTTTGGCTGGCACATTTACAACATTGCGGTTTAACACTACGCTGTCTGTAAACGGTTCAACAGGCACAAGCGGTCAGGTATTGACTTCTAGCGGCTCTGGTTTGCCAACTTGGACAACTCCAACGGCTTACGCTACCGTCACAGATGACACGACCACTAACGCAACCCGTTACCCGCTGTTTGCAGCCGCTACAAGCGGTAATTTAACGACTGAATATACTAGCAGTACCAAGTATCAATTTAACCCGTATACGGGCGCTTTAACGGCTGGCTCTCACATTGCTAACAAGACAATCACAGGTTCAGCTTCTTCTGGTGCTTTTAGTTACGGAACTTTGAGTTATTCAGATGTTGACATTTTTGCTAGTTCGTCTTTGTCTGTAAACAACTACGTTCAGTCAATTCAGCAAAACACAAGCAATGGAACATCTGCTTCTGCTGATTACATCGTAAGCAACGACAGTGGTACAGCAACAACCTACTACGGCGATTTTGGCATTACAAGTTCAGGGTTTAACTCGCCTTCAACAAACATCACCAACACGCCAAACACGGTTTATTTGCAGTCTGTCACGACAGGTCTTGCAATTGGTACGCTAAATGCTAATGCGGTCACTTTTTACACAAATTCAACTCAAAACGCTCAAATCAGTAGCGCAGGAGTTTGGACTTTTGCAAACACAATTACTGGCTCAATCAGCGGAAATGCTGGAACTGCTACGACAGCGACCACATCAACAAACGCCACAAACGTAGGTATCACAGACGATACAACAACCAATGCAACGGTTTACCCTACTTGGGTAACAAGCACCACAGGTAATTTGCCTGAAAAAACATCGTCAACAAAGTTAAAATTCAACCCAAGCACAGGGGCGTTGACTGCCTCACAGCTAATCATTGCACCGTAAGGAAACATCATGGGACAACTCGTATTTCAAGCAACATTAGGCGGTCAGGTTAATCTGGTTGGCCCTAATACGGCATCTACTTACAACATTAACGTTCCTGCTGTTGCTGGCAACATGGTGACTACTGGAGACACAGGCACTGTGACCAACACAATGTTGGCTTCTAGCGCGTACACAGCGCCTGGCACGATTGGTAGCGGAACGCCTAATACTGGTGCTTTTACTACGTTGTCTGGTTCTACTTCTGTAACTACGCCAATCCTTAAAAGTTCTTCTAGTCTTACTTTACAGACCAACGGCACTACGACTGCTGTGACTATTGATACAAATCAACAAGTCGGTATCGGTGTTACTCCAAGTGCTTGGGGTTCGTACACTGCGCTCCAGATTAAGAATGCAGCTTTCGCTTCGTATGGTAATAACTTCACAATAATTGGTAACAACTGGGCGAACGATAAGTACATCATCAGCGATGCTGCATCCCTGTATCAACAACACTTGGGTCAGCACACTTGGTACAACGCTGCATCAGGTACGGCAGGTAATGCAATCAGTTTTACCCAAGCAATGACGCTCGACTCCAGCGGTAACTTGCTGGTGGGGACTACAACCAGCGCCGCTACAAACGGAACAGAGGGTTTTCGAGTAATTTCTGCTGGTGTTCCAACTGTGCAAAGGGGTGTCGGTGGCAGCTTTTCTGTCTTCTATAACAGTACAAACTCTGCCAATATCGGGAGTATTTCAAACAGCGGTGGCACATTAACAGCATACAACGTATCTTCAGATTACCGACTAAAAGAAAACATTATTCCTTTGACAGGCGCGTTGGAACGAATTGCTCAGTTAAAGCCAAGTGTTTATAACTACAAGACAGACCCGTCAACGCAAATTGAAGGCTTTATCGCCCATGAATTAGCTGAAGTTGTACCCCACGCTGTAACTGGCGAAAAAGATGCTGTGGATGCTGATGGTAATTCTGTATACCAAGGTGTTGACGTATCATTCTTGGTTCCGCACTTGACAGCAGCTATTCAAGAACTCAAAGCCGAACTAGACGCAGCAAAAGCTGACATTGCAACATTGAAGGGAGCCGCATAA